AGTTGGTACTTTCAAGAAATACTTTCCTACTGAAGCAGTAGCAAAGCCATACGAACGTAGACCAGAAATGATTGCTAATCGTGTTTATGCTAATCGTATGGGTAATGGAGATGAAGCATCTGGAGAAGGCTGGTACTTTCGTGGTAGAGGCATTGTGCAAATTACAGGAAAGAACAACTACACTAAGTGTTCGCAATCATTGTTTGAAAGCAATGTGCTAGTTGAGAATCCTGATTTGTTGCTTGAAGTAGAGTATGCTATTCATTCTGCTTGTTGGTTCTGGTCTGCGGCTAGACTAAATGAACTTGCAGATATTGGAGATATGAAGACAATGACAAAACGAATCAATGGTGGATACATTGGCTTAGAAGACAGAATCAACCACTACAATCATGCGATTGAAATTTTAACTTAAAAGGCGATAATTATGTTCAAGAAAATTAAAGAGTTTTTCACAGGTAGCAAACCAGCAGTAGAGACAACAACTCAGGAAGTTGTTTTGACTCCGGCAGATGTTGCAATCAAAAACATCAAAGAGACTACTGCGTCTGTAGATGCTAAAGTAGAAGTTGCGGAGGCGCCAGCATCATCACAACAAGCATGGACTAAAAATTCTCCTGCACCTATCGCCACGACTACTAGAAAAAAACCACAAACTACCAAAGCAACTACTACTGCGCCTAGGAAGAGAAAGCCAGCACCAAAATAAATGTACTTCAATATCATTATAACTTTTAATGATATATTATTTTTATTGTGTATGATACCGTTAGTTGCGGTGTTCTGTGTGATGTTTAGTGACTGGTTGAAAGATAAAAACAGGTATTAAAATCTATCTACCCACATAGATTTGTGGTTCGGATTCTCTACGGCGTTTTTCTTCACTCTTTGGAAATAGTCCATCGCCGTATTGAGGATATTTTTGTTGTCTATCGTGTGCAACCCACATAAACGTTGCACCCATAGTGAATATTACTATTAAAATAGACACACCTACTATAGCCTCTTGTTTCAATTGTCTCATACGTGAGGCTCTTCTTTTTGCTTGCACTTCTTCTGCTCTTATTTTATTCACCAAAAGAACCTTTTGTTCTTTACCCATCTCTTTCATCATATCTTCTACTTCAGTATACAAAGCACCTAACTCAGGTGGACTTTGATACACCATCAACTCACGCAATTCAGTTCCCATTTGCTCTAATTGTTTTTTCATTAAAACACGTTGTAGCGCACGTTTGCCTAAACTATCATCACCCTCATATAATTCTGTTTTGCTTTTACGTTCTTCTTCTGCAAAGATAGCCATACATTTGTGTAAATTATCATAGTATGTACCGAGATGATTTCCAATTTCAGTATAGATGCCAGCAGTCTCACCATCACGTTTGTTTAATTCTATAACACGATTCTTCTCTTCAATGTATGCATTACGTTGTGTGACTGTTGCTGGTTTGTCTTTATGATTGTTATGAAACTGTTCATCTAAATCTTTAAGTACGCCTTTGATATCTCCAGCGGCACCTTTAATGTCTTTGTATAACTGGCACCCCTTTTTAACGGCCGCTACAGCGCCGTTGGCTAATGCAAAAAGGGTAATTGGATCCATTATTTTATCGCTTTATCTCTTTCTTCACGTTCTTTTGCATCACGTTCTTTTTGTTGCTGTCGTAAAATTAAATTACGTTTAGCAACTTTTTCTTCATAAATTCTTTTTTCTTCCATTTGCCCATAGATAGCAATACCACCCATGGCAATTGCAAATACGATAGCAGACCCTGCTATAAAATACATGGCAAATATAAACTGGTCTGCCATTTTCTTTTTGTGTGCTAATTTTCTTTCTTCTTCTGCACGTTCTGCTTCTGCACGTTCTTTGAATAGTCTAGTGCGTTCCTTTATCATGTGTTCCCACACTTCAGGTTTACCCAATTTCCAAAGAATCATATCTTTAAGTTCACGCTCTGCTTGCCTCAGAGCATCACTATGCATAGCAATCTCAAGTGCTTCTTTACCGAGTTCTGCGTCAGTTTTTCCTAGTTGACTTCCTTTTGCTTTTATTTTTGATCGCTCACGATGAATTGCATCTGAGGATTCGAAAAACTTGCTGAATTGCCCGACAAGACTATTAACGTCTTTGCCTAATGCGATTGCCTGCTTGATGTGACTGACTGCACTCTGGGCGGCTGAGAATGCAAGTCCTATTGTAATTGGATCCATGACTATTAGCCGCCAAGTTTACATATATCTTTATGTAATCGTTGAGAACAATCTTTTACGGTCCATTCCACACACCAGACTGTTCGATTGAAAACATCACCTGCCCATTTCCATTTGGTGCAGGTTTTTACTTCATCCGTCTTTTTAGGACTTTCTTTTAGTTCGGCACTTGCAGTTAAAATAATCAAACATAATATAATTGATAAAAACTTTACAAGACGATAGGAAGCCAAAGCCACAGACCCTGACTCATAAGTATTGCGGCAAAAAACCCAACACCAATACTAGCAAAATATAGGGACATACTGACTGCCAAAATACTTGCAGTTAATAATACAATTGCAATTTGAAATGCAGAACCAGCAAATGTCAACCAAGGACTAGATTTGCGAATCTGGTCACGTTCGGCTTCAAGACCTTTTGCCTTTGCCATTAATTCTTTCTTACCTTCACCAGTAGTAGGATCCGATTCGTATCGATCAATTTTTGCAGTTAACTTTTCTGCTTTGTCAAATTGTTTTCTATCGATAGCATCATCTCTAGCCATTTCAGCAAGAGTTTGTTTAACTGATTTTGCTTGATAGAATGCCCAAGTATTGTTTGCGCTAATTGTATTGTTCAATACTTTACTGCTGTTACCACTGGCAACATACGTATTGATTGCAAGCAAAGCGGCTAGGACAGTAATTAACCATCCTGCTTTATCTTTGATATTTGCTTCACGTTCGCTACGTGATAATGGTTTATTTTGCAATATTACTTCTGCCATATTTACTCCTTAATAACTTTTTTTACTATTCGTTTTTTTGCTGGTGGTTTTTTTACTATTCGTTTGGGTCTAGCAACCACCATGTTTTCTTTGTGCTTGATAGAGACTATTAAAAGTATTAAACTTATATTAATAATAATTATCATTGTCCATGCAGTTGTCATGTAGAACAAATATTGTGATTGCAGTCTATTCACAACTGACGCATAAAATTCATTTGTTGTTTGAATGATTTGATTTTTATGTTTCTTATAGTCATCACCAAACATCAATAATTGTGCGGCCATGTGGTGATGAGTTTGTACATCAGCATTCGTTTCGGTTTTGCCTTTTTGCGTCCAATCAAATGACTCAATTTCTATTTTTGCCAAATTGTTACTCAATTGCTCTGCTTTTAAAAGTGTATCTAATTCACTCTGCAAGAACGGCACTTCTTTGAGTCTATCTTTAAATGATTTGACAATACCCTTCTCATCAGCCAATTCACCATTTCGTACCTTAAGTACATTGTTGAATTCGGTTTTCCATTGTTCGTTTTTTGTTGTGACGTAATATCTTGCATAATTGGTTAGATCATCAGACGATTTCATCATAGCCCGACTAAATGAAACTGCCTGATTAAGTGTATTCAATTGAGTCTCAGCACTTTTGAAACAACTAAGTACCGCCAGACTGCAAAGGAAAATAACTCCCGCAAGAATGTACGGAAGTCTTTTAAATTCTAAAAATTTGTCTAATATATTCATGTTAGTGTTTTTAATAGTAATGATAATACCTGTTTTACTTCGGCTTGATAGTTGGTAAGAACGACCATACCCAACCCTAAAGCGGCTGTCGGAAAGTTTTTTGTTGGCGCTGGTGGCGCTGGCTCTACTGGTTTTCTTCTAGTAGTAACTCTCTTTGCTACCATGTAAATCTCCATATAATAGTTCATTCATATTTATGGTAAACCAAGTTTTTGACACGTTTCAGAGGGGGATTTTTGTTGTTTTTGAGCAACAAAGTCAAAATAACCCTTGACCTGCTGTCCCAGTATGGTATACTGTCTATATGACATTGAGAAAGAAACGTTGCGACCGAAACCATGTACTGTACAAAGTTACATGCGTTGATACTGGCGATACATATGTTGGCTTGACTGTTGCACAGGGTCAAGCCTATTTGCGTTCGGTTAAAGTCCGTTGGCAAAAACATGTGAGTCGTGCTAAGTGCGAAAACAAAAATTGGGCAATGTGTAATGCATTGCGTGAGTTGGCTGGTGCAAACTGGCAATATGAAGTTGTCGAAGTGATCCGTGGACGTAAACCCGCACACCAGCGTGAACGTGAATTGATTGCCGAATTCGAGCCATCATTGAATACGTTTTGACATGCCATATATGATGTGTTATACTGTTTAATCTATCATATAGGAGTTCTTATGAAAATCGGTCCGTTTACGTTCGCACAAGAAAAAATGACTGCTGGTGTTATTGCTGGCGCATTGTTTGCTTGGGTATCATTGTACATTTTAGGTTCATACATTACATTATGTGCAGTTAATACTTTGTTTCCCGTTAACATTCCTGTGACATGGGAAAGTGTAATGTCAGTATTTTGGTTAACCGCATTAGTGAATGCTATCATTGGGAGTTCAAAATGAAATTCTTAGGTACTGCATTGGTTGGAGTTATGATTTCAACATCGGCAGTTTCTGGTATGTTGGGTGAGTCTCTTAGGGGCGCAGATAGTTACAATAGGGGCAATTATACGAGTAGCCTTGAGGGTGACAGTTTAGTTAAGTTTGAATTGGCAAGAGTCGTTCGCCTTCAGCCGATTCAAGAAACCAGAGTGTATAACGTGACTAGAACGTCATGCACAATGGTAGAAGACTTGTCTGGTGTATCAGCACAAACTGCTGGCACACCTACTGGCAAACCTCCAAGCAACATGGTTCAAAGATGTGTTCCGTATGCCGATAGAGAATACAAACAATTCATTATTGGATATGATGTGACGTTTGAATACTACGGACAAATCAGAACCGTTCGTATGAATCACGATCCAGGTACCGCAGTACGTGTAAAATCGGTAACTAATGTATATGTAATGGAATGAAAAACTTATGTACGCTACATAGTATTGTAGCACTTTTAATTATGTGTAATTTTGCACATGCCGAGGTTACCCTTGTGGAAGATAATTCTTCCACGAATAAAGTATACATGGCAAAAGTGATAAGCAAGAAACCTATCATAGAAAAGGTACCGTACATGGCAACAAAAAATTATTGTGAAAAATATTATGGGACAGTTCATTATTCAGGTGCGTCTGTCGGAACACCTGTTATAGCAACAACAACACCATTGAACCAAAAACCAATATGCAATTTAATAACCCACGAAGAATTTTATAATGTCGTAAAGGGTTATCAAGTTACGTATGATTACAAGGGTACACTCAAAACTGCAATTTTAAATAATGAACCAAGTGACTATGTGCAGGTGTACAATGCACCGTGATGTATTATATCTATGGCGCTGTAGGAAGTAAGGCTACAGAAAAGGCAGAATTACTTTTAAATATTTGCAGAAGACAGTATAAACTTTTCATACTTGGCGAAGATTATACAGTAGCGCAATTACAGAAATTGGTTCCTAACACAACCTTTGTTCCACACATATATCACAATTTAAATTACATTGGCGGTATCAATGAATTGCATGATTACCTTTATGATGAATTGAGAATAGAAAAGAGTTAGCGTGGCAAACTTGACAATTGAACGGATTGTAGGTATACTAGA